CATCTATGTCTTCATCATATGAGAACTTAACAATCACTTCTGAGTGTTTACCTAGCACTTCACCAAAGTATATATTTTTTCCATCAAGGTTAAGAAGCTTTTCGTGGTCTGCAACAAACAGACCTTCAAGTTCACCCTGACGACCAAAATCTTTATAATATGTGTAAATGCCTAACATTAGCGTTTCATTGGCTTGCAAACTTTGTTCTTAACATCAAGATAAATTAATGATGGAGAACGTTCAAAGAAAGGAATTTTTTTAATGTCAGTGGTTACGCTATTAGCATCACCATTACACGTTAAAAGTTCTTTTTTAAGTGTAGCATTTTTGAAAAATTTGTCATTATACCATTTTTCCAATTTGAACGTGAGATTCACTAAAGCATCACCAAACATGATAAATGGTTTAAAACACCACTTGATATTGGGTGCTGGTATAAGTTCAAATATCCAAATAAGTGCTCCTATAACAGCGACGAAAACACAAACAATTAACAATACTGCTATAATTGCTAATGCGTTAATTATGAATGGCATTAACAATGCTAATGCGTCAAATTGCATACCAAGCACTTCTACAGTAATCACTAAGTATATTAAATAAATTACTGGAACTAATGGTGCAAACACGGCAGCGAAAAGCCAACTAATTTGTTTGCAGAGTCCTTTGCAGCTATAGTCTGACATTTTCCCACTTTTAAGCCATTTTAAAGATTTTTCGTAAAAAAATGTTAATATATTTTTACTTCTAACATCTTCCGCTAATATTTCCCCGAACTTGTCCCAACCATCGGCAAATGGACTGGCTAACCGTTTAAGTGTGATGTGAAACCATCCAAAAACGAAAACGATAAAAAACATACCAATCATTCGCATTTCAGAAATTAAAGCTTCTATCATTACAGGCCATATTCTAAACGCAAAAAATGTCATTACACGTCTGTTACGATGACATTCATCATTGGTTTTACTTTCCAAATAACGGTTCACCACTTTATCAAACCATTTTGGTAATTCAGCACCAAAAACGTCTTCAGGTATTTTAATTCTGTAATAATCGTGAACTTTGTCGATTATTGTGCAACCATCACTATCTTTTTTATCCCACGCAACTAAGAGTTTATCACCAACATCACTATCAAGATTGATATGGTATGAAAACTTACTACCGGAACGGGAAGTGAAAATAGTATTAAATACATGATTTTTAGAACGTTTTTTACTGTCTGCGGTTACGATATATGCACAAATTTGAACATCACCTGAACGTCTTATTGGAATATAAGTCATGTAACTTGTCAACTTATGTAAAAAACGGTCTTCTGTATACGAATCGTATTTTACCTGAATGAGAATTTTCATATTCCCATCGTTTTGTGCCAGTGCCAACGTTTTTTCGTCAATACACCATCTTATAGGAATGGAAGCGTTGTCTATCGTTCCATTCTCTTTACCTACCACTAATTCTAACATTTTTTACCTCTTAATTATTTAAACAAATCACCAAACACATCATTGTAATCAACTCCACTTTTAGGTTTAGCACGGTTTTTCAATTTTTCGGTGGCTGCACCAACACTTTGACCATGTTCATAACCCTTTTCGTATGCCTGGTCAAAAAACTTTTTCAACCCTGCTGGCGTTAATGTAATATTATCGTTTTCCCAATGTGGATTTTTTTCAACATAGATAGTCCATAACTGTATTTTAGTGTGCGACATATTAATATACCTTATCTTTGATACCGTTAAACCAGTTGTATAACCAGCATTTATTTGTAGAGTTAAGTTTTATTACACGAAAACCTTCTTTTCTACATTCCCAACAGGGTGTCATTACCCCGTTTGATATTACTGCATGTTTTTCTCTACATATCGGACACGAATAATCGTGCGTTATAATCAGTAAACTTGGGTGAATCCATACGTTTACATCTTTAACTTCTGGACTGTCTTCAGGATATGGAACAGAATCATCACCCCAACATTCGTGTGTGTGCTGTGTCATTGGCTAAAATCCTGTAATCCTGTAATTAAACCATCAAAGTCTTCCGACTCTCCTAACAGTTCAGCTAATTCGAGAACCATAGTTTCATCATACTCAATGCACAACGAATTTAGATAGTCCTGTCTATTGGCGTAACCATTTTCTTCGTAAATATTTTTTTCACTCATTTTTAATAGTCTTTTCAATTCTATTATTTGTATTATACACGCTGTTAATACGATTGCAAGTTTATAAATACACCTATACTAAAACAGAAGGACGTTTTAAAATGTTACCATTCTATTATTCAGCACAAGTTAAAACCTATGTAACACATTTCATGGCGATATTCGCTGGCATGAAAGTTGAAACAGGAAAACGTGAAGACGGTCAAAAGAAACAAATTTTAGTTCCTATACGTTATGGTGATGCTGACCGTGTAGTAGCATACCTTAAAGCTGGCGCGACACAAAACAAATTATTACATTTACCAATAATGTCCGTGGTTTACAATGAATTCCAGTTAGATGAAACACTTAGAAAAGGTGTAAACGTAGAACGTAGAAAACCGTATGTTCCTAGAGGCGGTTTATTTCCAGAAGATATAAAAATAGCGCACCAATTAATGCCTATACCATATCGTTTAGGTGTGGAATTGTCAATATATACTTCAAATACTGAACAACAGTTGCAACTATTAGAACAGATAATGATTTTGTTTGACCCAACATTGACACTACAGAAGAACGATAATCAATTTGATTGGACTAGACTAGCTACTGTTAGGATGGATGGTATTAATTTAGAAAATAATACACCGATTGGTGCTGAGAAGAACATGAGAATAGTGAAAATACAATTCTCAATGCCTATCTACATTTCAGCTCCAGCAAACATTAAAGATGATTTCGTTAAAGATATTATGGTTCGTATTGGAATGGTTGGGAACAGTGCTGAAACTAGTGAAGAAATGATTGCTGAATTAGATGCACAAGGTTTAGAATATGAAAAATGGTTCTCTCTTGATGATATTGATATTACAGATGAATATGAACTACAAGAAAACCCTGACTAATAGTTAGGGTTTTCTCTTGATGATTCTTGTTCTAAACGTTCTTCCAGAAAAAGACTTATCATATCTCTTTCACCAGGTGTTCTATACATTAAATCATCGTAGCTAATACCACCACGCATAAAATAGCATATTGATATAACATTTTTAACGATTCTCTCAGATTCTATAGCTAAAGACTTATACATTTCACCAATTTTGGCGTTATTACCCGATGCCATTAAAGAAAAAAAAAGCTAACTGGATTCATTTCTGATGTGATGTCAATTTCTTTGCCACAATCTTCACATTTGACTTTGGTTTCAAAATTGGTACCCCATTCAGAAGTTTCAGTAACAAAATCTTTAATTTCCAATAATTGTTCTGGTGTTAAAACGCTAACCCATTCGTGAATCATGGTTTGGTCGCTAATATCATCAACTTTTTGCATCATTGCAGCAACATTTGTTAATACGCTGTCTTCAAGTTCTTTTTCTGAAACATTTTCTGTGCCTAACGATGCCTGATACATTTTTAACGATGGTAAAAATTTAGGTGGTGCTAACATAATCACCTGGCCGTTCATAAGTGTTTTAGTATATTCACGTTTAATACTAGTAGGGTCAATATTCTTAGTGTTCTTAATGAATTTGCTCATATCCAGCTTATATTTGTGTTCTTTAGCTTTTTCACAATTATGAGTGTAAGTGATTTCAGTAGTATTACCAAATGAAATTTTCCTTAATGCGGTCAATATAAAATCTACATCATTAGATAACAATTCATTAGGTTTCAACACCTGCGGAACACATCTACCAAACACTTCTACAATCCCTTCGCCAGTGTAAAGTTTATCTGGTGATTTTAATATGATTTCATCTAAAGTTACCATAGGGTTTATGTAGACTTCACCATTTTCAACCGTTTCGGCTAGTTCGCCATTAACATAAAACAAGCCACCAGACGGAAGAGTAAAAGTTTCACCGGGCATACGTGCGCGTTCTAATAGTGGGTTCACTGGTTTATTTTGCATTTTATTCTCTTATTGAAGTTATTTGCTTTTATTTATGATTGTTGTAAATCGGTGAGTTTAATCATGTTACCAGTTTGATAAATAACTATATTACAAATAGTTACGGAACTCAATATGGCTACAGAAATACCTAAACAGACGGACATAGAATTTGCAGCGAAAATTTTTGCTAAAGAATTCGTAAAGAGTGGTATTGGTGGTCGTTCAGCTAATGTTAGTAAAATCAATTCGGCAAATACTGGTGGCGGTGGAGTTACTTTAGGTGATTCTGGTGAAGGTGTTGATGATACTATTCTGAACAAAGTTAAGAACAAACTATTAAAAGAAAACAATAAAGCTCTTAAAGATTACGTTGATATTCAAAAAGACGTTTCAAAATCCACTAAACTTTCAGAAAAACAAAAGAAAAAATTAGCCAAAATTGAGAAAAAAATGGCTACGGATGCTGATACATTAGGTGATGCTTTTGTTCAGACTGCTAAAGAATTTAAAGATGGTAAATTATCAGCTAAAGACGTAAAAGAATTTATCGGTAAAGATATTTCAAAACTTAGTAGGGATTTTGGTGATGAATTAGAAGATGCTGGTGACGAAGTTGTTAAAGGTGTAACTAACATTGGTCGTGGTCTTGAGGCTGCTGGTGGCTGGTTAGAAAATACTGTTTCTAGTTTCGCTATCAAAGCTGCTGGTACTGCAACAGTCAAAAATTTCGTAGACCAATTATCATCTACCTTAAAATATGGTGGTTCGGTTATTGGTGGTTTAAACACAGCTTGGGACGCTTTCAAACTGGGTATATCTCCGTCCGATTTATTAGAATTAGAAACTAAAAACAAAAAACTCGTAGCTGGTATGGGTGGTGCTGCTAAATTCGCTGAAAATCTAAACGAAATTTCCGACCAAAATTTTAAAAATTATGGTGATTTAGGTGAAGCTGTTAAAGGTAGCACACAAATATTAACAGCTTTCTCTCTTGGTGGTGTTAAAGCTTCTGATGCTATGGATGGTATCAAAAATTCTGCTGCTGCTGGTTTAACTAATACATTCAAAGAAATTCAAGCTGCAACTGGTCAAACCTTTGCCGAACAAGCTGCTGCAATGGAAGAATATGTTAAAAATGACAACATTAGAAACCGTTTAATTGGTGCATCTAATTCTGCTGAACGTAGAAATGTTATAGAGCGTGGATTGGCTAACAAACGATTATTAGTTGGACTAGGTTTAACTGCTGAACAAGCTGCTAGAGCTGGCGAAGCGTTGCATGGTGTGGCAGGAATGGACCCGAAAGAACGATTGAAAGAGGCGTATAAAGCTCAAGCTGTTATGGAAGCTATGGGTATTGAAAACGCACATTTAGTTCGTGAAGCATTTATGGCTGGTGGTGTTGAAAATTTAGCTCCAGAAAAACAAGCTGATGCAATTATAGCGTTAGCACAAGCCAAACAAAAAGGTGCAGCTTCAAAAAGCGGTGATATGCGTGGAGGCGGTTTACCGGGTATGCTAACTGATTCTGCATTATTAGGAAAAATGGGTGGTGAATTTCAAGCAATGATTAACGGTGTTGGTGATGTAAACCTTACCGACCCTGTTAAAGCTAAAGCTGAAATTGATAGAAAAATGTCAGAACAAAAAGCTGACGAGGATAGTGTTTTTGCTCCTTTAGTTACTGGTGCTTTAGAAATTGGTCAAATGGTTACGACTGGTTTAGCTACTAACGCGATATTAACTGGTATTGCTGGTGGTGTGCTCTTAATTACTAAACTGTTAATGATGAAAGCAGGTAGACGTGGTGCGCTAGGTGGTCTTGGTGAAATGTTTATGGGGAAAAAGAAAGATGCTATGGGTTTAGGTAAGAAACCTGGTTTATTCGGTAAAGCTGCTGGCGTTGTTGGTGGTGGTATAGGTAAGGCTGCTGACGTTGTTGGTGGTGGTATAGGTAAGGCTGCTGGTGCGATTGCTGGTAGCGGTGCTGGAAAAATTGCTGGTGGTTTATTATCTAAAGGTGCTGGATTATTGAAAGTTCTAGGGCCAATTGGTTTAATCGGTGGCGCAGTCTTTGGTGCTATTCAAGGCATCAATGATGCTGGTGAACATTTCAAAGGTAGAGAAATTACTGCTGGAATGAAAGCTACTTCAGCATTAGGTGGGATTATATCTAATCTAACTTTCGGTTTTGTAGATGCTGGTGCTGCTGCTAAAGGATTATATAGCATTTTCGATGATGGTGAAAAAACAACTAAAAAAGCGGCTAAAGCAGAATCAAAAAGATTTCAAACAAAAATGACTAGCGAATCAATGATGAAAATGTCATTGGAAACTGGTGGTAGTAAAAAACGTCAAGCTAGAAACAGTAGAAAAATTAAACAACACAAAAAAGATGTTAAAGGTATGTCGGAAGACGAGTTTAACGAGGCTATGGGTCAAGCTGGTGGCGATAAGAAACTTAGACAATTTTTAATTCAATCACGATTTGCTGGTGGTGAATCAGTTGCACCAGTTGACCAAAATATTAGTACTAGAATGCGTGGTGGTGGTAGAAATGCACCAATCCAAGCACCAATAGGAAGTGCTAAAACGTTAAATGTTGCAAATTCGGTTGCTGCTAAAGCTGGTGGTGGTAGAAATAGTGGAAAAGCTAAACCAGAAGACAGCGAGGTTTCTGCATTAGTAGAGGCTACTCTTCTGCAAAATGAAAAATTAGACAAACTAATCGAATCTAACGAGAAAGGTGTGAATGTTAATAAACAACAGTTGAAAACATCAAATGATATGAAACGTAATCAAGAAGTTGCTGCTGAAATTGAAGAACCTAATAATTTAGGGTTTGGAAATGCTAATGTGTAACACTTAATAACGCGGAATTTTAGGATTGATAAATAAACTGATAAGATAATCATAAGAGATATATATGGCAGCATCAAAATGGACTGGATTTTATAAGATAATCCAACAACAACCAACATCGGCAGAAGTGACGGACAATCAACAGATTGGCTCTCCTGGCTCGTATGGTAATTATAATTGGTATCATAAAATAATTCAAGGTTCTGCTTCACGTTTAGTTCGTTACCGCGAATGGGATTTGATGGATAATGATATTGACATTAGTAGAGCATTAGACTTGATTGCTGAAGAAATGATAGGGAACAACACGAAAGATGATGACCCTCTAATATTAGAAGTAGATGATATTCAAAACGCTGATGTGACTAATAACATGGTAGCAACTTTAAGAGCTGCATTAACTCATTGGTCAAACTTGCACGATTGGGAAAATAGATTATTCAACATTGCCCGTTATACTGTGAAATACGGTGACGTATTCTTTAGAAAGGTATCAGGTAAATCGCGTTGGCAGTTTATACACCCTAAAGACGTTATATCAGCCGTGGTGAACGCTGAAGATGTTACTGATGTACAAGGGTGGCAAATTAAAAATCATCTATTAGAAGCGCAAACGTCTTACGGTGTTCCATCATCCGGTGTCGGTGGTACAGAAGAAACAGAATTTTATCAAGATAGTGAAATTGTTAGATGCACACTAAATGATGATATGAGTGATAATGCACCATTCGGTGAATCCGTTTTACGTCCAGTTTATAGAACTTTCAAACAAAAAGAACTGTTAGAAGATGCTGTAGTTATCTACCGTATCCAACGTGCGCCAGAACGTAGAGTGTTTTACATTGATGTAGGTAAAATGCCTCCACAACGTATTAAACAATATCTGGAACAAATTAAAAACGAAATTAAACAGAAAAAAATCCCGACTTTCAATGGTAATAACTCTGAAATTGAAGCTGTTTATAATCCACAATCACAAAACGAAGATTTTTTCTTAGCACAAAGAAGTGATGGTAAAGGTTCAAGAATTGAAACATTACCTGGTGGTCAAAACTTAGGTTCTATTGAAGATTTAGATTACTTCGGTGATAAAGTATTTCGTGGTTTAAGAATCCCACTATCTTACATGAAAGAAGGTGACACTGGTGGTGCTGTTTTTAACGATGGTAAACTTGGTCAAAGTTATATTGTTGAATTAAGATTCTCTTTATATGTTCAAAGATTACAAGCATCTTTAGAACGTGTAATGGATGAAGAGTTTAAAGCCTATTTAAAATCTATCGGTGTCAACTTCGACAACAACACATTTAAAATTAAACTTCCAGACCCATCTAATTTTGGTAAATATCGTGAGCAAGAAATGGATGCTGCGTTATTAGGTATGTTTGGTAGTGCTGATGCTTTACCGTATCTAGCTAAAAAATTCT